TGCTTAATATAGTGATATATCAAGTGCCGGCTGGATACCTGGGGGCGATGAGCCCTTGCGAACCAGTACAGGTACGAGTTACCAACTCGTACTAAACCTGGTGAGCAGAAAGCATGCTTTCTGAACATCAAGCCACAGTGAATCGCTGGAACGGTGGAAACCGTCAACCCAGACTGATGAGACTGTGTGTTTGTGAAATTGCTAGATATTACATCTAGTTCTTTCGTTTTAGAAGGGGAGCTACTACATATGAAGCTCGATGACTTTGTATTACTACTAATCCGTGTTACGGTGTCGTAGTGGTGCATCGGTTACGATCATATGGACTCGAAGGTGGTTTCTCACCTAGCACCGCATTTGCGGACGCGCTAGTTGACTGCCTCTTCAAGACGAGCAATCATTGACTGTCGATCTAATAGATTCTATCAGATCTAGTTCTTTCCTTGTTCTCATGGGTATCTTAAATGAAGCTGAATAAGCTTCCCGGATGGGTTATCCACCGGTAACCAGATATTTGCGTATCTAAATATGTTTAATTTACTTGGAGTCTCGAGGAGAATTAGTGAAAATAGTGTTGATGTAGTATCGATACTCATTGAAAAGTACCTTTACTAAGGTGCGAAAGTTTTCCGAAGTAATCGTGAGATTACATAGGAGTCACTGTCGACCGGTTGACGGTTGCATCTAAGGCGGTTAGCCTTAGCGACAAACATACCCTAACGGGCCTATCAACTTAAAATTTTCCTAACCAATAGGAAGGGAACGCCAGTTTAATTCTTAATACGTGTATTAGAACAGTATACCAGGCACTGATATTATCAGAATTACCTAGTAACGTGTTAATACGACATAATCTTAGTGGTTTATTATAGTAAAGAATACTATAACTATGGTTAAAATAAATCTCTGAAAGATGGGGATTTCCCAGGTTACAGATTTGATATTATTTCAAACCAAGACTAGATTATTAGTATTTTCACCGCACTAGCAAAAGGATATATTATCCGAGAGCTAATAATGCATTATACCGAGCGACCGAAAGGTCGAAGGAGGTACACTATCCTTAGGATTGGTCCTAAACTGTCAGTGAGACAGCATGGATCCCGAAGGGGGGTGCTCAAATTTAAAACTATGAAAAATTTATCAAAAATCTTAAATTCGAGAAGAATTAAAGGGTTATTCGCTTCTATTGTAGAGAACGGATCAATGGTGAGCCTTGCCGGGAATTGGACTCGTGTAGATGGTACTGGTGACCTAACTGTAGCAAATAAAATTGTACAGGAAGGGATCTCTAAAGGATTCGAGATGAAAATCAAAGAATCCGATAAAGGGTCCAGATACGCTATCTATAAACGAACCACTGGTTCCGTGGCAGACCTTATTAGGGGTTTCGGCTGGAGAGTAATCTCCGTTGCCTTCCCTAATAGGGTAAAATTTGCTGGACGGTTAAGACTGTTACACAGGGTATCTCTTCTTATTTGAAGAATCTACAAAGTGAACGGTGCAGAACAGGTAGTCAAATTTCTTAAGGCTGCTCAGTTAGCATTACAAAAAAGCATTGGGAAAGATCAGATTAGTTCTATGAGAGAACTCGATCCAAAACTTATCCGGTCAAAGCTGACTGGATATGGCCTTCCTACAATTATACCTTCTAGAGATAGAAAGTTAATTGCAGGCGGCTCGGAATCAATTATCCGATTTTGGTTAACTATCTTTTCGCTGTACCGAGTAATCGGTATCGCGGGGATACTTAAACTCGAGACAATCATAGCGCCTTCAACAGCACCAGATGGTTTCTTAGACGTAGTGAAACAGTTCAACTCCTTTTTAAAGGAGAGCTCTGTTTCCTCTATGTTTAATAGCCATTTGTTGTTTAGAAGAGCGAACGTCCGGTTCTTGGAAGCTGCTTCTGCTACGCAGAAGGTTTCCTGGACAGGATTGTTTTCTGATCCTCAAGTACTTAAATGTTTGGGATTGCTCGGCTATGCCCGAAATATTCTACTTTTAATCCAACAACCAGAATTGGTTGTTCTCTTGGACTCTTTGTTAGTTTTAGATAAAACCACATATAATAGAACGATTACTTCGGGTCATACCGAAACTGATTTCAAGGATTCACCTGATCTACAGAAAGCTTTCGCTTCTGCTACGATCATGGATCCGAGTTCGAAATTTGCTGGAAAACTCTCAACTAAGTTAGAGCCTGCAGGGAAATTAAGAGTTTTTGCGATGGTAACAACTTGGGATCAAACAGTCTTAGGACCAATTCATGATATGCTTTTTGCATTCCTGAAAGGTCTTCCGAATGATGGTACTTTCGATCAACATAGCTCTGAATTAAGAGCTAGATCAAAGTCCATTAATGCTGGGAGATCTTATGGATATGATTTATCCGCTGCTACTGATCGCTTACCTATTAATATTCAATCTGCAATCTTGGACTTAATTGTTCCTGATTTAGGAGCGAATTGGAGTCTCTTATTGACTAAGAGGGAGTACTACTTAAAAGTACCTTCGGAATCACTAGATCAACTAGGTTTACCGAAAAATGCCACTGGTTATAGTAAACTAGGTTCCCAAGGGAAACTAGTTCCGAATGAAGTTATCTTTGATGGTAACTCCGTTCCGGTATACTATCATGTATATACTACAGCGGGTGGTACGTTAAAAATAGTTCCTTACCTGATTCTTAAGTATAAAGTAGGACAACCGATGGGAGCTTTAAGTTCCTGGGCTATGCTTGCTGTTACACATCATTTGATTGTACAGTATTGCTATAGACAGTGCTATGGAGTTCCTATGGGTCTTCTTTGAACTAAGGATACTTGGTATACCAACTATGAAGTCTTGGGGGATGATATCATCCTCTTTGATTCAAAAGTTGCTAAAGCTTACCTTCAAATGATGGAAGCTTTAGGAGTACCTATAAACACAACCAAATCTGTTTGTGCTACAGTTCCCGTTACTGAGTTTGCCAAAGTTACTTCTTTAAGAGGTAAAAACGTCTCCGCTCTTTCATGGAAAATGTTCATGTCTGGTAACAGCTTGATGGGGAGAGTAAATATTATTTACAATCTTTTATCAAAAGGAGTTATTGCTAAACACAATATTATTCCTTGGATCAGACGATCTGCTGCTCTTGGGCCTTATAACCCAGGATCTATAAATCCTACAATGATTGCTTTATGGACAATGTTGTCCAATAAAGGTTTACTACCATTAGAAGAATGCCTTAAGGCACTAATTAATGGTAAAGAGAAAGTATTTAGATTTGCGAAAGCAATCTTATACAATGCAGATGTTAATAAAATAACATTAGCTTTACCTAGCTTAATTGCTGATGGTAAACTCTTCTTATTTGAAAATAAGAAAGTAAATATCATTTGGGGCTATGAGTTACCATGGATGAAAATCACCATGTGGAAACCATTAGCAGTTTTCCAAGCAAAGAGAGATATTGATAAAGATTCAACGGAATTGAGTACTAATATGTTCTGTATCCTGATGTCCAAAATTGGATGGACGGACGCAGAATATGTAGTATCTCACCATTGCACCTTAGATTTTGACTATGGTGAACCTCACCCTGCAGGATTCCCAGAAGCTAATCCGGGTCCCGACAGTACGGAGGATAATGATTACAGATCTCTGTTTTCGCTATTCTTCAATATAATTAGAGAGAAGGCTGATAAACTGGGTGGCTTAGAAGCCATTTCCGGTCTAGAAATGGATAGCTCTATTCCTGATTTAGTTCAGGGAAATGAGAAACTATCTAGGTATAACGAACTATTACAAATAGTTACTCGATATCAGGACAAAATTGATCCTGATAAAGAGGTTATACCATCAAGAGTAATAAAACCAACAGAGTTGAAGATGTTACAATTGATTTCTAAGATGGGGAACAGACCAGCTTTCACAACTGCTGTTAACGCGTTTTAAGCGTACAACAAATTGAGGCTCAGGTCCTTAACCTGCATATAGAAGTAAACCCGATAATTGGAAACCTAA